CACTTCGGGCAAAACTTCGGCGGTTCATCGCCTCGCGGTATCCACTGATGGCCGCATCGGGTGCAGGTAAGTTTCCGCGAGACCGGGAAGTTTCGGCAATCAAGGCCATAATTTACGAGCGAGCAGGTGAGGCAATCGCCGTTATTTTGAGTGCAGTAGGATTTCATTTTACCGCGCCTCTCCGAAAATCTCTCCGGCGTCCTGCAAAACCGACATCGGGTTCCAACTCGTCGGGTTTTCGATGAATTTGGCGCAAGCCTCGATTTTATCCGCCGGTATCCAGGTGCGGCGCTCATCCACCCTGCCCTCGTTCCCATGCCATGCGAACCCTTTTTCAATTAAACGGCCTCTACCATCGGGGCGGGATTCGAGGCGGATTGAGTACGGGAAATCATACATTCCGGGTTCCTCCGCGTTGGCGATAATTCTGTTTGTCATTTTAACCCTCCTTTATTTTATTCATCCGATTTAGTGTACGGTTCATAAGATGCGCCGCTCGACCTCTCCTGCATGGCGGTTACTTCCCCAGCGCCGATACCTTTTAAGAGCGCCTCGCAATGGTTGCAATAGTAGGCGGTTACTTTGATTCGGCTGCTACCGAGGTATGCTGTCTCTGTCTGGCTGTATGCCGTGCTGTCAACCGTCGCCCCGCACCGGTCGCATTTGTGGGTGTGAGTTAGTTCAATTTCGTCCGAGATATTTTTGTAGGAGATGACTTCGCCGCGATTAGCTTTTTTCATTGCTTCGTTCATTTTTGCGAGTAGCGCGGTGGTCATGTACTTAACGACGGGGTGGATTATCGTTTCGAGCGTTCCGTCTGGTCTTCTTACTGTGCATTCGACTTTTCTCATCTGCTTTTCTCCTTACCCTTTATTATCTGTATATTATCATAGGCATATAGGTTTGTCAATACCCTATTTACTCTCGAATTAAAATCTTGACGTTAACATAAACATCATTATTGGCTTTTCGGAGTTGTGCCCGAAAGCACCCTCCTTTTAATGGCTGAGGCGGAGAAGTGATGACCCTCCGCCAAAGCCGAATTTAATTACTTGAGAAATAAATGAAGACAAAAGAGGCCAAACTACTTACCACTACTTACCATAAAAAGAGGTACTTGGAGTATTACGCCAAATTCGGACTTGTTTACACCTGCGCCAAGCTCGCGGGCATTTCGCCGAAGACTATCCAGCTATGGCGGGTAAAAGACGTTTCCTTCGCTGAACTTGAAGCAGCAGCCAAGCTCCAGTACATCGAGAAGATGGAGGAAGAGGCAGACCGGCGCGGGATGAGCGGCGTCGAGAAGCCGGTCTACCAGGGCGGGAGGCGCGTCGGCGTCGTCAAGGAATTCTCCGACACCCTGCTCATCTTTCGCCTGAAGGCGATGGACCCAAAGAAGTATCGGGAGCGCCTGGAGATGACCGGCGAGGGCGGCGGGCCGATAAAGACGGAGACCAATGCAATCAACATCAACGGAGCAGACATCGCCGCCGCCATCCTCGAACTTGCAAGAGTTGGCGCGGCGGATAGCATCATCAAAGATAACGCTCAAGTGGAGCCGGTACATCCCGCACAAGCCATTTCCGAAACAACTGGCATTCCTGCTACTTAACACCGAGGAGGCCGGGTACGGCGGCGCTGCGGGCGGAGGCAAATCCGACGCCCTTTTAATGGCGGCCTTGCAGTACTTTGACACACCGGGCTATCACGCTATACTTCTGAGGCGCACCTTTAAGGCGCTCACTATGCCGGAGGCTTTATTAGACCGGGCGGACACATGGCTTACCGGCACTGGCGCGAAGTGGAAGGACTCGGAAAGTGCCTGGATTTCCCCTGAGGGCGCAAGTTTATCATTCGGCTACCTCGAAAATGACCGCGACGTCGAGCAATATCAATCGGCGGCCTTTCAATTTATCGGATTCGACGAGCTAACCCAATTCCTCGAAAAGCAATACCAGTATATGTTTTCCCGCTTGCGGCGTCTAACCGGTCTTAACGTTCCGGTGCGCGTCCGGTGGGCGTCGAATCCCGGCAGTATCGGGCACGAGTGGGTAAAGCAAAGGTTTATCGTTGAAGGGCAAAAGTTTAACCGGCCTTTCATACCGGCTAAGCTATCCGATAACCCGGCGCTCGACCAGGCGACTTATATAAAATCACTGATGAACCTCGACTCCATCACGCGGGCGCAATTACTTAACGGTGACTGGTCGGCGGTACAGGCCGGGGGGAAGTTCCGGCGTGAATGGTTTAACGTCCCAGTCGAGGCCATGCCCGCCGACTGTAAAAGGGTACGCTTTTGGGACTTAGCGGCAACCGAGGCCAAAAAAGGGAATGACCCGGACTATACGGCGGGCGCGCTCATGGGGCGCTCAGCACAAGGAATTTATTTTATCGCTGATATTCGCCGAATGCGCGGGACGCCTCTCGCGGTCGAGGCTTTAATCAAGCAGACGGCGCATCTGGACGGCAAAGCGGTCACAATCTACATAGAGCAGGAGCCTGGTTCGTCCGGTGTCAACACGATAGACCACTATCGGCGGGAAGTCCTCGCCGGTTTTACTTTTTATGGCGTTAAATCTACCGGCTCAAAAGAAGAACGGGCGAACCCTGTTTCCAGTCAAGCCGAGGCGGGCAACATAAAGCTCGTTCGCGGTACATGGATAAACGACTTCCTCGATGAGGCCGAGGCTTTCCCTGGCGGCGCCCATGACGACCAGGTCGATGCTATATCAGGGGCGTTTGCCGAGTTAACCGGTAATTCCTTTGACGACTGGTCTGATGCCTTAGAAAAGGCGAATAAGGGGAATAAGGAATAAAGATGATGTTGAAAGTCAGGTGGCCGCTTCTTATCGCGGGCATTCTTTTGATTTCCGCCGGCGTCGGGATGGTCTGTGTGCCCGCCGGTATTATTACCTTCGGGATATTTGTCGCGGCGCTTGCCTTCTTGAATCCAGCGCCGAAAGAGAAAATAAATGGCGAAACCAACAATACTAACTAGCATTAAAGACCTGGCGTCGAATCTTTGGACGCCCTCGATGGTCGGTTTCGGCCCCGGTGAGCCGATGCGCCCGCAAACACCCGCAGAACCCATCAGGCGGGCGGACTATCCCGTTTCACAGAACATGCTGACAATGCCGCGCGCCGCCGAGAACCGGAGCGTGACTTACGACCAGATGCGCTCGCTGGCGGATATGAACGGCGTGCTCCGGACCGTCATTGAAAAGCGCAAAGACGAACTCAAGGGGCTTGACTGGAGCATCTCTGTCAGGCCGGATTATTCCGAGCAGGGTTACGAGGTAGAGGCGGAGGCTTTAACGAAATGGTGGGAGAAGCCGGACGGCGATACCACCTTCGACCAGTGGCTGGGTGCTTACCTCGAAGACGTATTTGTCATTGATGCGCCTTGCCTCTACAAGAACAAAAACCGCCTCGGGCAGATTACGGCGCTGGAAATCGTTGACGGCTCGACAATTCTGGTCCTCATCAACGATAAAGGCCGGGTGCCGAATCCGCCGCAGATGGCTTACGAGCAGGTCGTTAAGGGAATGCCCCGCACCGGTTGGACTAAAGAGCAAATGGTCTATCGCCCGTATAACCTCCGTTCGAGCGGGGTTTACGGCTTCTCTCACGTCGAATCAATTATCCTCACAGTCAACATTGCTCTTCGTCGCGACGCCTCTTTTCTCGAATGGTTTAAGTCTGGCAACATTCCGCAGGCACTCGCCCAGGCGCCAGAATCTTGGAATGCCGGGCAGATACTGAAGTTTCAAGAGATGTTCGATACGTGGCTTTCCGGAGACCTTGCCGCGCGGAGCAAGCTGCACTGGATACCGGGCGGAGGCGGTCAGGTCCAGGTCTTGAATCAGCTTTCCTTTGACGCCTTGTTCGATGAGTGGCTGGCGCGCATCATCTGCGCCCGATTCGGCGTTAGCCCAGTCCCTTACGTCCGCATGATGAACCGCAATACCGCGGAGTCGGCGCAGGAAGCGGCGCGCGAAGAATCACTCGTGCCCCTCATGCAGTATTGCAAGGCTATTTTCGATTCGATTATCGCCGACGACATGGGAAAGCCCTATCTTCAATTCCTCTGGCGCGAAGGCTGGCAGTACACGAAAGAAAAAGCGGATATCGCTGTCCAGCAGCTTGAAAAAGGCATCATCACCATTGATGACGTCAGGCGCGAGCGGGGTAATGCTCCTCTCCCCAATGGGGTAGGCGCGAAGAACCTCGTCTGGACTGGCGGCGGGCCTGTACCGCTTGAGGACATCATCTCGGGTAAATATCAGGCGGGCGCTATCGGCAACACAGACACTGGTAATTACGACAGCCTTCCGCGGCTAACAGAGTCTGATGGTGAAGGATACGAGGAAGAAGGCTCAGCGCAGGATTACGAGCTTTACATCCGGGCGGTCAAGGCGGAACTCGACGCGTGGGAACGTTTCGCCATCAACCGTCTCGGGAAGAAGTCTGTCAGGGAATTTGAGCCGAAGGTTATTTCTCAAGAAATGGCGAAGTCCTTATCGTCCAAAATCACGGACGCGGGCACAGCGGAGAATATTAAGGCCGTATTCGATAATGCCCGACGTAATTTATCAAGGCGACGGACGCCTGTCGACGATAAGCCCATTACCGAACTCGCAAACGATTATCAGAAGGTGCTCGCGGAAAGCATGGCAAAAGCCAAAAGCAAGGCAGTAGCCTAATGGAGCCGGTTTTAATGGAACTCGCCGCCGAAATGCAGAAGGCGGCGAACTCATATATCCCGAAGGCATATGAAATCGGCCGGGCAAAAGCGCAGGCGAAATATGGCGTCGTGAAGCCCTGGGGCGAATCCGATAACGTCAATGTCGAGCTTCTTCTTACCCGTCACGCCGCGGAACTTTCGACGAGTATGGCGCGGGTCGAACAGGCGGCGAACGCTGGCAAGCCTTTAGCCGGTCTCATTGATGGACTTCTTAAACGGGCGTCGGCATGGAGTTGGACGCTCTTTCCGGCAATGGCCATGGGACTTGCCGCTTACGTCGAGCAGAACCGCACGGAAATCGCCGTCGTGGAGAAGATACCCGCCTCCGATATCGGGATTATCTGGCTGACAGCGGAAGACGAGCGGGTCTGCAAGAAGTGCCTGTATCTGGCGGGGAGATGGTTTCCCGCAAAGCAGGCATACGAAATAGCGACGACCATTCATCCCGGCTGCCGGTGCTCGCGCTTCTTTGACGTCGGCACTCCTGACGAAGCGATGGTCGGCCCAATCCCCGGCTATCGGGCAGGGACGGCGGATGACGTTTATCGCGACCTTAATGTCGAGGGAGTCGGCAACCTCACAAAAGAGCGGGAGAAACGAGCGCGCCGGATTATCGCTCGCGGCAAGCCCGTCAATTATACGAGACCGTACGTAAATATTTAATTCGAGGAAAATCAATGGCAATTACCAGTTTAGTACCCCGTCAAAATGGCTACCGGCCTGATTACCTTTGCCTCAACGCCGATTTGTCCTCTCTCCCTACGAATATCTCGGCGGGAAAGGTCGCTTACGTGACGGATACTAAGGCGCATTATATTTTCGATGGTTCTGCCTGGCGCTCATGGGTTTATACCAGATAATATTTCGAGGTGAGAAATGGCTATTAAACAAACAGTTCCTAACATCATGGGGATGTTACCCGATTATATCTGTCTCGATGCCGACAGGGCGTCGCTTCCCTCCGACGCTTCAGTCGGGAAAACGGCTTTTGTGTGGGATACCGGTATAACCTATATCCACACCGGAATCGGAAACTGGGTACCCTATCTACTGCCTGCCTCGTCAACACTGGCAACTATCAACACTAACCTCGGCGACCCGTCAACGCACACTCTTACGAGTATTGTCGCCAAAATCGGCAACCTGGCCCGTTCAATTACGGCGATTCTGGGGGCGCGGTGGAATTCATCCGGCGACCTCGGAACGGATATCGCGACATCCCTTGCCGCACAAGCGGAAATCAGCCAGCTCGGGGACGGCGATATAATCGCGATTCCGTCTTTCAACACCACGGCGACGACGAAAAATGCGAGTGTTACCCTGTTCGCGATTGACGCCCTCGGCGGGATTAAAAAGAATATTAAACTGTCGATTTACCTTGCCGCCGATGCCGCCGCCACATTCACAATAACGGTCAGAAAGACTCGGTCTGGCGACACCACGACCTTTACGCCTATTCTGATTCCGGCAATCGCAACTATCGCAACACCGGCTGCCGCCGCCGTGTACCGATACGAAATCGGCGACCTGAATAACGGCTTACAAATGGATATCGCGATCGCCCAATCGAACGCCGGAAACGCCACTAATGTTTGCGACGCCGCGATTGATTACGAGGGAGGGCTTTAATGAAAACTTTAAGAACAGCGCCATTCGGAATTCGGTACCGCGAGTTATGGCTACCGGAGCAAATAAACGGCCTGTCCTTACCCCCGGCGGTCATGGGCGGACATGCACTGACGTTATCTGCGGGCGCGGCCAAAAAGACCACGTCTGCCGGCGTCCGCTTTAACGGTACGGCAAACTCCTATATCGCCTGCGGAGTTATCAACGAGGCCGCTGCGTCGCTCTGGGTGTCTCTCCGCTTCCGCCTGACGCAAGCCTACGCGGCGGGCGGTGGGAATATGTACCTGATGGAAAAATCACCGGATGGTACACATTTCCTTCAAATTCTACTTTCAACAGCGGACGGTCAAATCCACTTCGTACACAACAATGAGGCTGGGGCGCTCTTTGATATTTCAGTTGGCGCAGGCACACTCCTGGCCGATACCTGGTATAACGTTGTCGCTTCGATTTCGGCGGCTAACGGCGCACGCTTACGCCTCGACAACGGCACGGCGGCAACCAACGCCGATGTGACAGCGGGGCCAACCGGCGGCAACCTGACATTCGGCAATCAGTCAACGCCGGGCACATCCGGACTTGTCGGGGTAATGCAGGATATTTTTGTCGGAACGGCGGATATTACAGCCAGTCAAGAAGCGGATGTTTACAAGGGTGTTCCGCCGCTTCTGGCCGTCAATATGTATTTCCTCGACGAGGGGTGTAGCCTTACCGCTAACGACCTCGGAAGCGGGGCGGCGAACGCAACGCTCGGCACGGCTTGCGTCTGGGTATTCGATACCGTCATGCAACCCGTAATCGGTATGGATGGTATAGATTCGATAGCGGCCAGCAGTGGCAGCAAGGTCGGTCGGGCTATCACGATAATTTGTGTTATCAAAGCCAAATCGACATATAACGCCCTTTCGAATGCCCACCCGTCTTTACACTTCTTTGCCGTCGACGAAACGACGCAATCGATATACTTCTACTACACTCAGGCCACCAACGCAATAAGGCTGTTTTACTCCCCAAGCGCTTACGTGGCCTCCTCGTACAAACCAGCTATCGGGGAATACCTGATTCTGATTGGCGCCCTAATTCCCGGTACGTCAATTACCTTCTACCTGAACGGCGCACTTGTGGGAACGACGGCAAGCGTTGGGCGTTGTGGGAACGCCAATACTACCATCAGAATCGGTGGAAGTGCTACTTCCACAACTAAAGACCCGTCAAAGCATCTGTTCGACGCCATTTCCGAGGGAGCGATGACGGCGGCGCAGGCTCTTGCTTACTCGCGCTGGCTCAATCAGCAACTCGGACTCGGATTAACGATTTAAGGCAATAACTCACTATAAATAACGGAGGATTATAAAAATGGCTAAACAATCAGCACCCGTAATTCCTACCCCTCCCTCTCCGCTCGACACTGAAATGGCGGCAATCATGGACGCCAAACATCAGCGCATCGATGAACTCAATTATCGCATCGGACAGGCACAAAGTCAGATAAACGAATGGCAGGCGGAAATCGACAGCCTCGCCGGTTCAGTCGATACCCTCACGGCGGCTTATCCCGTCGCCGCCTCGTTAAAAGTATCTTAGGGAGAGGTAAAACATGGACGCAAAATGCGCGGTTAAATTCCTGGACGAAGAGAAGGGCATCATCGAGGGGCTGGCAATCCCTTACGGCGGCCCCGTTCGCAATGACATTAAGGAACTGGGCAAAGACCTGACCGGGGAGTATTTTTCGGACAAGACCGATTTCACATCACCGTTTTATGAAGGGAAGTCGATTAAAGTCACCATGCCGCAGCTCTACCATCACGGGCTGGACCCGGACGTTAAAGACCTTTCAATCGGAGAGGTAAAAGCCATCGAGGACAAGCCGGAAGGGAAGTGGTTCACCGTCCAGCTCGATAAGTCGAACAAATACTACAGTGCTCTTAAAGAACTTGTGAAGCGCGGCGCTCTCCTCTTTTCGACCGGCGCTATCCCGGAGGGTGTCAAGAAAGCGGCGGACGGCTTTATCGAGAAATGGCCTCTCAAGGAAAACTCCCTGACGCCGGTGCCCGCCAATCCTCTCGCTAAAGTGGGCAGCTTTAAGGCGCTCACCGAGAGCGTCAGTGCCTCACCCGCCGTTCCTGAAGGCGTTGACCCGGCTGAATGGGAGATGGGTATGAAAGAGGAGCTTGAACATCGGGACGTGACCGGCGGCGACCCTATGGAGACCGCCAAAATCGTCACCGCCCATCTCAAGGAAGACCCGAAATATTACACGAAGCTCAAAGAGGCAATAAATAAACCGGAGGATAAGAAAGCGATGGAACCCGAAAAGAAAGAGGAAACCACAACGCCGGCGGCAAAGCCGGAAGAAGAGAAGAAACCCGAAACGACAGAGACCGTCGAAAAGGCAGCGAAGTGCAACTGGAAGATGTCGGCCATGAAAGACCTCGGCCAGGCGCAGGAAGTACCCGTGCCGAAAGAACTCATGCGGGCGCTAATCCAGCTACACGAAATCCTTGAGGCGGTTTTACCCGAGACGGCTGAAGAGACGCAGGAAGGCGCTCAGGGACAGCCCGCAGGCGCTCCGTCTCAACCCGGCGTAGGTCAGGGAATGTCGCCGGAGAACCGTCAGGAAGACAAATCCTTCGACCCCGAAGCGATGAAGGCGCTCATTAAGGCAGCTGTTGAAGAAGCGACGAAGCCGCTTAAAGAACAGATTAAAGCCCTTGAAGACGCACCCGCATCCCCGGGGCCGGTTATCAAGGCGCTCGCAAATGGCATCAGGGAAGCGCCGAACGCCAAGATAGGCGTAGAAAGCACCGACGGCAACGTTAAATCCGTCCTCGACGACCTTGTCAAAGACACGAACCTTTCACCCGGCACTCGCACCGAACTTGGGAGAAGGGCGGCGCTCCTCTCCATGCACGAAATCGAAAAAGCCGCGAAATAGTCAACGGGAAATATCTATTTTAAGGAAGTAAAACGAAAATGAATAATGGATTCGGTTTAACAACTGAAGAGACCATCGCGCTCGCCCAGGGCATCCAGCCCGGCCCGCGCAAAGCGACGTCCGAAAAGGCGTTGACGTCATCCAACTATCTGTACGGCTATCCTCTCGAAGCCCCGTCGAAAAAGCTGTACTTCGTTGAGGATACCGTCCGCCGCCGCATCCCGCGCATCCTCAACCAGACCGGCGGCACGTATGCCCACTGGAAGAGAATCACCGGAAT